GAAAAGGGGAAATCAAACACCGTTGTGCAAACTAATCAGCTTTTGTAAAGGCATGGGAGTCTCAATGACTATCAACTGATTGTTGTCATCATATGCATCTGTAGATAAGAGAAACTCAAAAGTTTCAAGTATAATGTCGAGATCATACTCGGAGAGATTGCATGTGAAAAGGAGATGATCAGCAAGAGCAGTTTTTGTGATGACGGGATATTTGTGAGAGGAATTGGCCAAGTCAAGTCTTCGACAAAGTAGATCATACTCATAGTTATTGAGTACTTTATTAGCTATGTTCAAAGACGATTGCTGAGAAACTTTGATGTGACGATCCAAGATGTCACGTATGGGCTGTACGTAAAAGAACTCAGCGTATAAAGAAAGTAAACGAGCTTGAGAATACTCGAAATCGCTAATAAGTAAATTGTTGTTAGGTCGAACACTGACTTTGGCTATGATTTTGCCGAGTTTTGGTATCATGGTCAGGAGTCCTTCTTCTGTAAATATAAATGTTTTGGAACAGAACTCGGCTTGACTAATGGAGGTACGATAATGACACTTGGCTATAAAGCCAAACGTTTCCTTGTATAGTCTAGCATAATCGGCAAGATCCTGCTCGGAAAAGGGTCTATCGATAAATATAACGACGTCATCGCCTAATTTAATCAACAAAAGTATTTTGTAGTTCAAAAGTTTAGAGATCTTCTTTTGAGAAGCTGAATTAGTGGAAGAGTTAAAACTGGAGGTAGTTGGGTCACCGGTCTTCCTCTGACCGATTAAATTGTAGCTAAAACCGTAATCGGTTTTATAAGTAGTGAAAGCCGTTTGATGCCAGGCTTGACACTCAAAGTCGGAGAAACCAAATTTCGACATGAGCCAAACTTCGAGATCGAGCCATTTTTTACCCTGGCTTTTGTCGTACTTTGAAAAATCACATTCTATGATGGAAGAATGGAATTGAAAGCCAGCTTTGGTAATAATTTGCGAAATCTCAGAATAAGTAAGGCCGTCCGCGTAAACATACTCCGGACGATAAGCCAACTTAAGGTCTGTTTTCATGTCATAGAAAAGTGGGCCAAACCAGACGTTAAGAACGTCTGATGAATTGACGATATTGCGAGGCACGAATTTATCGGGTGCTGCAATAGTTTCTTTAATTAAAGACTCGACTTTAGTAAATATGCTACGAGAGGTTAGATCTTCTACTTTAAGGATTTTAGTCCTATTAACGAACAAATCATCGAAAAGACGACGGTACATATCCTGTTTACCTTTAGGGTATCTTTTGAGCCAATTTTCGAGAAGCTCTTTAGAAGGTGTTTTAACGCGAGGAACACTAGGGAAATTGAAAACTTCGGAATAAATTTCCTTCATATCATCAGGGAAAGAGAATGAAGGAACGTTCAAACAGCCTTTTTCAAGGGCACTTTGAGCGGAATTAAG